ACCCGTGAGGTTTCACCAAATTCAGGACCCGCAGCACAGTTCAAAGTCGCAGAGGTTGAAGTGGTGCTGTCAGTCATCCTTGGCTGATAGACAACCTCAACTTGGCGATAATGGCCGTTCTTGGTGTCAATTTGGTTTTGGAGAATACCCGATTCGTTCATGGGGCTTGTGACCGCACGAAGGGTATTGATGTGTCCGGGGAACATCGTTGGGTCGGCATTGAAATAGCCTGCATCCAACCGCTCCTGAATGTTCGGACACGATACGAAGGAATTAAAAGCGTATGACATTTTGTTAAAATGAAATAAAGATTTGTCGGCTATTTCTTGCCAAGCCAGGCACCATGAGGCTTATTGTCCCTCTTGACACATCATCGTGCGTTCAGTTCTTCTCTATGCTTTATGGCCCTTGGGTGAAGAAAACGCTCACCACGAGTACCTTCCTTGCTGGAAGAAGAGGTCCGAATTGGAGGCGTGTCTTGCTTACCGGCATCTCCTGCTTTCTTGAGCATTTGAGCCTTCTCAGCCTCACTCCTTACCAACTCTTCGGGCGAAAGATACGCAGTCCCCTTATCATTCTTGATTTGGTTGCCTTGCTTATCCGTCACCGTCAACTTCCCATCCGACAATGCAAAGATATACTTTTCATTCAATTCTATGTCAAAGCCCTTCTTCGCAAGGGAATTGACCGAATCGCTCCAAGGCACATTGGCCTTAATCTTCATAACCTCTTGGTTCACAATGTAATTCTCAATGGCCTTCTGCGACTCCACCTCCTTCTGCTCCAACTTCTGCGTCAACTCCCCGGCCAAGGTTTCGTACTCGCCCTTCTGCCTTTTCAATTCAGCGAGTTGAGCCTTGTAAGCCTCATCGTCCTTACCGCTGTTTTGGGCTTGAGTTTTCAGCTCATCCACTTGAGCTTGAATGCGCTGTTGGGCAACCTCAAACAAATCCGACAACTTCTTGCCCTTCACATCGTCCTCGGTGAGGTTGAAGGCACGCTTGAACTTGGTTTCAAGGCTTCCGAGCGTCTTGCCCGTTACCTTGTTGCGGATGTCCTCGTCATCAACGGCCACCTCACGAGCGACATATTTCTTGGCAAGCTCTTCCTTGAATTGGTCAAGGCTTTCAAAGTCCTTCTCTTGGTCAAACAGCCATTTGGCCATCTCTTTGGAGTCTATGCTCATTTTCTACGGGTTTTAGTGGTTGTGGTTTCTTCGGTTGGAATCTCGGCCTGCTCCTCTTCGGTCGCTACCTCTTGCTCAAACACCTCTTCATCGGCAGGGACTTCGGGGGTTTGGTCCATAAACTCCTGCGTTGAAACAACGGCCACAGGCTCTTGCTCCACCAACATCGGTCTGCGCTTAGGCAATTCCTGGATAGGGGCCGAGAAGGTTTCGGGAGTGGCGTGGAGTAGCGTTTCGTCAAGAATACGCATACCGTACTTTTTGAGAAACTCGGTGTTTTTCGCAACCGCAATGGTCACGAGAATCTGCTCTCCATCCGCACGGAGAACAGGGACGCATCGTCCTGTAATTCTTTCGTTCATAAGGTTAAAGGTTTAGGTTTTAGGTTTGTACCGCAAATATAAACAATAATGGGCAAACTAAACTTGAGGGACAAGCCAATGCCTGCAACGATAGCCTCCCAAGTAGATAAAAATGGTGGATTCATCGGTGCCGACAATCTTGCCCTTCCAATCTCCTAATTTGCCCCAGGAGCGCACTTCTTCCTTCGTGAATACCTTACCATCCCTCGCCACACAAAATGGCCGAGAATCGTTTACTAAGCCTCCTGCGTACAAGTATTTCTTAATGCCCAAAGCCTCGCCCATCGCAAAGGTGAAGGAGCGGTCAATGACCGCAAACATCGTGTCAGCCGTAAGCGTGGCCGTGTCAAAGAGCAACCCCTTTTTTCCACCACCCCCTTTCACGATTTGGGCAATGCCCTCCTCCAAAGCGGTTCGGTCAGAGCCAGCGGCAATAGACGCAAGGATGAAGTTTCTCAAGGCCGTTGAAAAGCCCGACTTAAAGTTCGTCAAGTCTTCAAGCATAGAGGTCGCTTGGGCTTCGTAATCAATGCCGGAAACCGCATCAGGGTCAAGGCCCATCTTGCGGTACATCTCTCTGGTAAGTTCGGCCTGGGCATCCACCTTGTCCATCAAGAAGACCAAGGCATCAAAATACTTGCTCCCGGCAACGGCCCCATCAACTCCATCCATAAAGGCATTGACACGAGCGTAATTGGCCGTGTCAAAAGATATATTGCCGTTCTTGTCGTAAGCGAATAAAGCGAGCAGGGCAATGATAAGAGGCAGAACCTCGTTCTGCGATTCCTCCACCTGCTTGCCAAACTCCTCGCCAATCGTGTCCAAGTTCTTCTGCTTCTTGGACTGAATTTGCTCTAAAGTCATATTACGATTCGTCCTCCTCGCCCTCTTCGTCCTCGTCCTCTGCCGGTGCAGGAGGGATAGCCGTCCGTGCGTTCATAACGCTTTGGGGAGTCATCCTGGACGAACCCTCATCCTCTGGCACCAACTTCTTGGCCATCTCTATCAACACCGCCTTCTGCTCGGCCAAGGTCAGCGTCAAGAACTCCTCGTTCTCCGACAAAGCCTCCTTAATCAAGGACTCCAACTCAAAGTGCATTATCGCCTTCCACTTGGGGGCAATGCCCGAAGCAACCAACGCCAAGACATCCCTCGTTTCAAGATTGAAGAAGGGGTCAACCTGGACGCTCAACTTCATTATCGCACTCTTCTCCTCCTGGATGGGGAAGCGAGTGTCAAGGTATTGCTGGGCCAACATCGCCTTGGAAAAGGTCGGGGCCAACTTAATCTCTGCGGTCAACTCCGCATCGGTACGCATCTCAAAGTTCTGCGGATAACGAACCGCAGGCATCTTCCAGGCATCCCCATAACGCATCCTCCCAATCGTGTCCATAGCGAACTCATAGTCGGCAAAGATGGTGTTGGCAAAGCGGAGCAGAAAGGAATACAGTTCCTCCCGGTCAATGGCCTTACCGGTGGCGGTCTCACGGCCCGAAATCTTCTCGTTGTTCATTACATCAATGGACAACAACTCAAAGGCCATCTGGATATTGGTAATGACTTGCTTGTTTAGGAAGTCAAGGATTTGCGGATCCAACTCAATGAACCCGGCAGGAGGGATGTTCACCTTAGTCTCCACCTCGGTCGTGAAGCGGTTCGGGGTCTGCACTTGGTACACCGACATCGGCCCGAACATCCGCTTGGTGCCAGAGCCTCCGCAATTAGAACAAGCGATGGCCACTTTCTCCTCAAAGCCTAACGCCTCCTCAATCTGCCCAGAGCCATTACACTTGTCGCACTCATCCACATATTCCCACTTCTGCAAGAAAGCGTGGCTGAACTTGGACATCTGCAAGGTGCTGAAGTCGCACACGGCTTGATCCAAAGCAGGGATGGCAGGGGTATAGAAAGATTGGAAATAGTAATCGCCATGCTCCTGCACCGAAATACCTCCGAGCCTCGTGCAAGGCAAATAGCCAAGGTTGTGGCGATAGTAAAGGCCAATCTCAAACTCGTAATCGCCCTTCTTGCCGATTTGCTTGGCTATCTGAATCTCGTTCTTGTCAAAGATGTAGAAGACCAAGCCATCATCCGTCTTGGTACGGCCATGCTCAACCTCGGAGCCGTAATCAGCCTTTAGGAAGGCATACTCGCCCTCCTTCCATCCCCACACTCGCTTGGAGTGAAAGCAATGGGCCACAGGCGTGGTTTCAATGGTATCGTTGAAGGTGCCGTCCTCAAAGTATTGGAGGTCGGTAGGCATAACGGCCAAGACCGCATTGGGGTCGGTCAAGGTCATAAAGCTCACAATCTGTTGGAAATAGTTCTCCAACGAACCAAAGCGAGGATAGTCCTCGTTGAAATACCTTTCCTGGGAAGCGTCCTCAAAGCGAACCTCGTAATTCTGCCGGTTCCACACTCGCCCAGCGATGTTTACGGCCTTATGAAAGTAAGGTACCGTGATGGGCTTGTAGATGTTCTTCCGATAATTGAACTCGTGAGGGAGTTCGTTGGGGGCTTTCTCCCGGAACAGCTTTTCGGGGAAGGCATCGTAATCGGAGTGAATCCGAAGCCTCATCTCCATCTCCACGCAAGACTGATAGGTCGGGTAGAAATCGGGGATGTAGAACTTGTCAGACTTTTTCTTAACCTCGTACTTCTTGTACTCCGTTATGATTTTGTCTAACAGGGGGAGAATTTCCTCTGTTGTCATGGCTATCGCTTTTTACCGCCTCTGCATTTGCACATTGGGAATGGTTTTGTCCTCAAAATTAAGGTATAATTCGGGATTTGCGAATGCCAATAAACGCCAGCGAATTAATGAATCAAGGTGTAAACATCGTCATGCCCAAGGCTTTTGTGGAAGCGATACCCTTTCTCGCTCAGGAAAGACTCAATCTTCCCCCTTGACTCATAGCCATTATTTTCTATCAAGAAAATGCTTATTTCGGTCTTGCTGAAATCAATTCCTTCAAGGACCTCGTACTCTGAACCCTCCGTGTCAAGGGAGCAAAAGTCAAATTGATAGAGTTCGCATTCGTCCAATATGTCCTGGACCGTTCTAACAGACACGGTGACATCTACGACTTGGGCATTTGACTCATTGGCTTCCCTGTGAATCCTGTCAAGATGCTTTTCGTGTAAGCTTTGTTTTAGACCCGAAATCATATTCAAGCCGTGATATCCCCCCAATATCTTGGTGAATTGAGCCGTACCAAAGTAATTGGAAACCGCCACATTGAAGAAATCATTCTTATCGCTGCGATTGGCTACCAATTTAGCGTATTCCTCCTCCATAGGCTCAATCAAAACGCCCGTCCAACCTCTTTGAACCTCAAAGAAATAGCTATTTGAAAGGTCAACCCCATTGTGGCTCCCTATGTCCAAATAGCGGCCATTGCGCTTTCCGCCAAGAAAATTGTCAACGAACTCGTCCTGCCCTACCTGTGAGTGATACATTGCTAACTATTTATGATGGTTTGTTTAATCTTTGAGTAAATCGTGTATTCATTCGCATATTTACGAACCCAATCGTTCATTTGGGGCAGAAGGGAGTCGTAATTCACCGAAGATACGATGTGTTCAATCTCAGCCTTTGCGAAGGATGCGTTGCGATAAGATTCAAGGCGAATGGCGAAAGGGATATGTTCGTGGATATTCCTCGCACCCACATAAATAGGGATGGTTCTACATAGAACAGCGTCAATAATCTTGTCGGATATGTAATCATCCCAAATGCTGTTCTCCATACACACCGAGAGCTTGTAAGGAATCAAGCCATCGGCCTTGTTGCCAAGTCCCCCCTTGCATCCAGGCACATCCAAATCCCTTCCATAAACATCAACCCATCCGCAAGTCGCAAGTTCCTTGGCCATATTGTGTCTAAACGAGTAAAATCCGTGAGAGAAATTGCTCGTCACCATACTTATCACTCTTCGCTTACTTTGCTTATCAAGACCGTCCAGATAATCGGTCAAATTGCCCTCCATCTGATAAAGCATCCCGCAAGGGAAACCAACGATATTGCCGTCTATGTTGTAGGCGTGAGGCTCCGTGCAAGTGTAAACAACGGAGCAGTATTTGCCAATCTCTTTGTCAAAAAACGATGAAATGGGCGGTTCTTGGATGAAGCCTATGACTCTTTCTTTCGGCACGAGAATCTCCTCACCAACTTTGTTGTTGAAAATAAAAAGCCATTCGTATGAGTCATCGTCAACAAACTCAATGCCGTCAGATTCGCTATAAAGAGATTGCTGAATGATTATTTTAGACAAGGACGCTGAATCCGTCCAATTACAAATTGCCTTTACCTTAATGCTCACTTTTCGCTTTGTTTAATGGTTAACCCTGTATAATATCTCTTCAGCAACTATAAATCGCTCACACAAGGATTGAAGTCTGTTTACCATATCAAAGTCCTCGCCATTCCTATTGCTGTCAAACAAAATCGGGAAGTCCTTTCTTTTGTAGCAAAAGGATATTCCGACATTTGAGAAATACATACGAGAATCTTCCACCCTTGGTATAACCGATCCGTCAATGTATCTCATTCTAAAAACAACGGCATCATACCCTTCGTACTTGTTAAGCAAGACATCAACATAAGACTCGTCCAGGCTATCATCGTCATCAAGAAACCCAACCCATTCCGTATCAATGGTCTTTATGCCAAAATTGCGAACAAGGCCAGCCATTCCGTGAACATCGTCCCTTGTGCCTGTTTTCTCAACCTTTAGGCACCTAACCCTTTCATCGTTAAAAGAAGGGCCATCAACGCCATCATACACAATAACGCATTCCCAATTAGGATTGCTTTGTCGTATCAAAGAATCAATCGCCCGATGAATTGTGGGCCTGTTTATGGATGGAATCACAAAGGTTACACCTTTCTTAACGCTCATTATCGCAAGTATTTTCTGGTTATGTATTCCGCTTCATCCATAGGTGTTTTTCCGTCAATTCGCCACTTGTGCGAAGTTATTGGGTTTTTGTGCCTCATTTCGTAATCGCAACAAAGCCAAGGCTGTTCGCCATACAGATGCGCCCATAGATAATCAAGCCCCCATCCCGACTTGGACTCCTTCATATAGGGAGCCACGACATCGTAAAAGTCCCTCTTGAATACAGGGACCATAATCTCAACGAAAGGCACACGGTGCCAACCCAAGCGTCCATTCCTAAAAAGAAACTGATGCGATCCGTAAGAGTCGTTTGAAAGGCTTAATTGAAAGAACTTTCCAGGAGAATTATCTATGGCACGCCTTAAATCAAAATAGTTAAGAGCCACATCGTGAGGCTGATACACAACCCATTCAGCGGAAGGCTCTGGCTTGTAATAGTCCATAAACTCGCCATAGCCACGAGTTATGCCTATGTATGGCGAATGATAGACATGAATCCCGCATACCTCAAAGACATTTGAATCGCCATGCTCATTGGCCTTAATGACCTGAATCATGCGATAGAGCTTTGAAAGTTGTTCTTCATTGTCAAAAGATTGCCGTTGCTGGTCACATGGATGTTTTTTTTGCGATAAAACATTACCCTTTCTTCATCGCTGTGTTGAATAGAGTCAAGGCCGTTGTGAAATGCTGTTTGTTGCCTGCCTATCCGCTCAAGTCTTTCGTAAAACTCAACATCTTCATATCCCCACCCATTTGCCAGCTCATTATACCCACGCACAGCGAAAAAGTCATCCCTCCAAACCATACAACTGCCAGAAGCCCCTGCCCCAAGATTCATGTTGCCATTAGCCCATCCGCAAAGAAAATTGCCCGGATTCAGCACTTTGCCTTTATGATAGTTTATGAAGACATTGTTGGTCATAATGGTATCGGCATCCACGAACAAAATCACGTCCGTTTTTTCGGATATAGCCATAGCCCCTATGTTCCGGGCTTTGCTCAAATTGAAAAAGGGGTCATCATTGTTGGCCCTTACCGCTCTAACCCTTGGGTCGCTAAGGGATTCAATATAGGAAAAGCAATCGCTTGGGTCATTATAGTCAACCACTATAATCTCATAATTACCGCCTTCTTGAGCCATCCATCCAGGCAATGTCTGTCTTAAATGATGAAGCCTGCCCTTGCAGGTCGTAATCACCGAGATAAATCCGTTCATTTCCATCTTATCATCACATTTTGCTTTCCTGCGTGCTTTTGCCTTACAAGGCTGTGCCACTTGTATTGGTGCGTTAATCCGAATCTCGCATGATACTCTCCAAGCAGGGCGCAAGAATGCTCCCAGGCAGAATCGTGGGAGAACCCAGGGCCACCAAATAGCCCCAAGACACAATAGTTCTCCATCATCCAAGGAATAATCTTGGGAGATAAAGCATTTCGGTATTGGAAGTAAACGGGATTCTCGCCACAAAAGGGGTCAATCTTGTATTGAGCGCAAGCGATGTTGAAGGCAAGTTCATCAGGATAAGTGCCTCCCCAGGGCATTTTAAGCCTGTCTATGGGGATGCCGTTGTCAATGTTGTCCCTTACTTGCCCGAAGAACTCCGTGAGTTTCTCGCCCTTGCGAAGGAACATAAAGGAGCTATTTATAGCCGTCACCTCAGCGTCTTCGTCAAGTTCGTGGAACTCCCAAATGGTGTCAAGGGTAGCCCATTGCATCGCAGGGAAATCGGCTCCATCCCTTTTTAGGTTTGCCTTTGGGGTCATTCCTCTTGGATCATCCCAAGAAACGACTTGGGAATAGAAATACCCACTTTCAGGTAGCGCAAGAAGCTTTTCAATCAATGGTTGCAGGGATTTGAGTGCAACGCCATCCGTGTCAAAGTATAGGTTGTTGTCAAAGGCCATATACTTATCCATCCTTGTCTTGGCCCTGCCAGGGCTGAACCCTGCGCCAAAATACAAATCTTCTTGGTCAATAATGGTGATAATGTCAAAGACCCAATAATTGTGAGGAATCAACATATCCCTTTTGTCGCATATCAACTGAATTGGGAGGTCTCTATCAAACGCCTTCACCGATATCGCAAAGTTGTAGGCCATTTCGTGATAGGCTGACTTTCCAAAAGCCATAATCACTATCCCCGTTGTTTTTGCACTCATCTGTGCAAAGATAAAAAAAATCCCCGACCAAAGGCCGAGGATTCAAAAAAACCAAACCGAAACTTAAACTCCGAAGATAGCGTCTGCGTTTGAAGGCGCAGCGTATTTCTGTGGGAGTTGGTCTGGGCCGAGCGAAGCACGGGCCGTGCAGTTGAACATCTGAAGCTCCTTGTTGGAAGCAGGGACATTAACCGGCAGGCACACATAGTTCACGGGTTGAGTGATCACCATCACCTCGTTAGAGCCACACAGGTACAGAATCAATCCCGTTACACGCTTGTTGAGGGCGTTGTAAAAGTCAATGCTTCCATCGGTTGTGTTGGCATCCATCCAGGTGGCAGTAAAGTCAAACCCAGCCAAGAGGCTTTGTGGGCCGCATCCAACAGGATTGTCAACATCTACGGGAGATGCATCGGGTACCGTTCCACGAATGTTTTTGATAATTTTGAGGTCTCCAGCGTTGATAGCGGTGGTGTATTTCGCACCATTGCTCCAATCGGCAGCCGTTGCAAAAGTAGCCCCGGTACCAAATGCGTCCTCCTCAAGAATACCAATCGCAGAGATACCGCCCCTGTTGTAAGCACCACAAAGCACAAGCTCGTGATTCGGCAAAGCAGTACAGCCGTATTCTAAATAAGCCATTTTGTTAAAAATTAAAGGATTTCAATCTCGTCATTTATTGGCAGACAGGCCACAACGCACGATGTAATTGCAAAGATAATGAATCGCCACGCAATTATCCTATCTCAGGACAAGGCTCACAAGTCGTTTCGCAGTCTTCGGGATTAACGGGCAAACCATCGCAACAAGGGTCTTTGCGTAAGTTCTGCTCCTTCACCTCAACCTCAAGGAAAGCCGGGGCAACGCTCCGTGTCCGAACCCAGGTCGGAGAGTACGCCTCCGAGCGAGTGAAGTAATCGGCAGCAGGAAGGATGAGGTCGTTCATGTTGAAGATGTCGTGCCTGCAAGCGAGGCGCATAAAGTTGTGGACATACCTCGGCGAGAGGTTCACGGCCAACTCCACGAACTCCCGGCTCTCCGCATACACGACTCTCTTGCGGCCTGCGCTATCCTGATAGGACACGACCTCCCCATCGTATTGCGGATTCCTCAACTCGCCATAGATTCTGGTGCGATGGAAGAAACCATCGTTGAATGCGTCATTGGATGGATAGGTGAACCCGAAAGCGCAAGCCCCCTTCGTGTCGGTCACATCCTGGGATGCTAAGACTCGGATGGTGTTGCACGGATCCGTAATCCACTTGTAAGTTTCCGTCACGCAATATTGCATCTCCTCATCGCATCCTTGGTTCTGCGTTATGGCAAGCCTAAAGCAATCGTACTCCGAGTAGGAGGCACGAGAGTCTGATCCAAAGGAGAAAGCGTAGGAGTATATCCCTCCGTAGAACCCCGTAAACACATAGGTTGTCTTTGCGCTATTGGCGTAATCAACCGAGGTAAGGCTATCGGATGGCAGGAGCGTAACGCTAAAGCCAAAGGATTCATAGATGGCAACGGATGCAACACGAAGCTTGGCCTTGTACTTGCCGTCAACGAGTTGGGCATCCACATTAATCTCAAAGGGATAGGAGCCTGTTGCTCCCGTCCAGGTAAAGTAAAGAATGTACTCGCCTGGACAAGCCAAGTCAGTCCCCTGCTCAACGGCCACACCATCAACGAGGATGTCCACATTGCCGCAGAACTCATCGTCAAACTCCTCAAGGGTCAAGACAATCTTGTAAGCCGCTTCCTCCACCAGGTTGATAGAGGCTTCGGCAGAGGCCGACCACGCAGATGTCGCTGCCGGGTCGCATCCTCCGCTCACGGTTAAATAGCAATTCGGCGGTGTTCCACCAAGGGCAATCCAATCCGTTTCATCTTCGTAAGGCTCCGATACCGATAGCGTCCAATCCTCTCCAACGCAGAAATTGGGAGCAATGGATTCATCGCAGAAGATGGCTTCGGCTTGAACACTCAACGATTCGGTGTTGTACGAGGAAGAAGAAAAAAAGCTGATGAGGATAGGCTGAGAGTATTCCCCCGTCTTGCAGTTGTCGCATTGAGGCTCGTCCACATCAAAGCAATAGATGTGCATATCGTCAATGTCAATGCTTGCATCTGGGCAATCAAAGGTGAAGCTAAACTCCGCTGTTGTAATCGGTATCTGCCACCATCCCGTTGTCGTTATACTTATATCGCTAAGGCCGTTAAGAATAATGGAGCATTCTTCGGGCAAGTTTATACCGCTAACGTGGATTCTTAAAATAGCATTCTTGCAATCGTTGCCTTGATTCCTAAAATCAACCGTTCCCTTGGTTGGCCCAGAAACCGTGACTCCAACCCCCAGGGTTACCGTTATGCCTCCTTGGTAGTAATTCGTTTCGCTGTTCCAATCCGCAGGAACGAGGTCTTTTGTGCTTAGCGTGCTATCCACGCACACAATGGGTTGATTTGGTATAATCATTCGGTCAGAAGTTCAAAGGTTGTCATTCCTGTTTTAATAGAATACGATATTTTGTTTATCCACCCTTTCTTTCCATCGCAAAGGATATACCCAAAAGGATTCGCTAAAATATCATTGATTTGGCTTGTCTTAATTGGATACTGAAATTCAAGGGCATTGCGAATGGAAACATCAAGACCTGTAATGTCCCACCAAGGAAAAGTGTTGTTGGTCTTTGGGATAACCTTGCCATTGAGCAAATAACCATTCCTCGTCTTATTGATATGATTTCTTGCCACGAAGTGATTTATGACTGAATAGCATGATTCCTGATATGACTGTCGGCCTATCGTGTTTTGACCCGATGTTGTTGTCGCAAATTGCGATTTCGTTACTTGATAGAATGCCACCGAGTTCGGATTCGGTGTATAAAGCTCGGCCATATAAATGTTTTCGTCAACGAGGTTATCGCTTCGGAAGGCGATGTCGGCATAGTTGGACGGGAAGAATGTGGATGTCGCATTAAAAGCGTTCTCCGAGCAGACATTGGTTGTGAATCCCGTGGATTGATGCAGAGGGAATCCCGTCCTGGAACCGGTCAGCCCGGTCTCAAGGCTTGAGAAAACAAAGTCATCGCTACGCTTATACATCAAGTCCTTAATATCATTGACCTCAAAGATTTGAGTTGAAGCGTCAAATGTTTCAGGCTCTGGCTCAAGCTCAATCGTGTAGGTTCCGTCAGGATTTCTTTTTGGGATGATGCACAAATTGAAAAGTCCGTAAACGCCCGATGATAAGTCGCTGAATGAAACATTCATTATCTCCTCCTTACCAACAAAAGGGGCCGATTGACTTGCCGATGGCGCACGAAGAACATTTCCTGAAGTAAATACAAAGTTGTTGGCTCCGTAATTGAAGTTTGTGTTTGCACCGCCAGCTTCACTCGCAGGGCTTGTTATTGTTACTTGAAGCCTTGTTAAGTCGGAAACCGTGTCGTTCCAATTTCTAACATCCACAAGCTCAATGTTTGAGACATTCCAAGGAAACTCCAAATAAATGGGTGCAGGATCCGTAGCTGGATTAGGAGGAAGATTTGTTGGAGAATACAGCGAGAAAGCCCTCGTTGGGATGTTGCCTCGGTTCACATCGTCATTGCTGAAGTCAATCGTTCCAGGCTGAAGAATTTTCCAAGTGTGGGAACTGAGGACATTCGCCAAGTTGTAGGCAGCGGCCCAAGGCTGAAGCCCCGAAAGAATAGAGCTTATGAAGATGTCTTCTCCAAAAATATCTCCAGAAATTTTGAAGGTAACAGTCCACCAATTTGCGGCAGGAACAACAACGGAAGGCAGATTAGCAAAAGTGACCGTTATCTGCCAGGTGTCTGGGCGATACACTTTTGATGGATCGCTCAAGTAAACGCTCTTGGCATCGCACTTGCCATCCGTCAAATACTTCAGCACATAATCGCTCGTTTCAAGAATGTTAAACCATCGTTTTTCAATGGTCGTGTAGGAAGATGTGTTTGAGTCGTAATAAGGGGTGTTCTTGATAGATCCTATATCCGTAAGAGTTACACCTCCTTCGGATGTTTGAGACATACTCTGCCCTGTGTTTATTGGGACTCTCGTGTCAGAAAATCTCGTGATTCGCCCAATAATAGAATC